AGGTGAAGGAGTTGGTGAGGCGACTGCGAGATTGGTACTCCATTCCGCTCCTATCGGAGCGCGAACGCGCCGCCACCCTGCTCCAGCAGCTCTCCGCGCCCGCCCCGGCGGTGGTGCCGGTGGCGGTGAGTGAGCGGCTGCCGGGAAAGGGAGATTGTGACGAAGATGGTTTTTGCTGGATGGGTTACGGATACAGGCTCCCTGGGGAAAACGAAAAAGATCAATACGCTATATGGATGCTTATGCCTCTTGATGAATCAAATGGAGAAGTGTGGCTCCCCGCCCACGCCATCCCGTTACCCCAGGCCGGGGAGGTGCAATCGTGAGCGACCACACCACCTGGGCCGATGTTGCAATAAATTTCGTATTCTTAATTCCCACGTGCCTGCTCATTTGGAGCCTTAGGAAATGAACACACACCCAGCCGCCTACTGCTCTTATTGCGGAAAGGTGCGCGAATGCGCAAGTCACATGCGGGCTGAGTCTCCTCCTGCCGCGGCGAAAGCATGGTTAAAGCGGAATTGCCTTTCGCCTGCGCTATGTCAACTGCACTACAGGTGCGGCATCTCAATCCCGCTGCCCCAGGCCGGGGAGGTGGAGGCGTGAGCCAGCAAACCACCTACCAAGCCACAACAGCGGCAACACCAATTCAGCTGCCTCGCTGGGCATGGATCCCGGCTCGATCTGGTTCAAGCCCAGGCTACTGGGCACCCCTCGCTTATTTCCGATGAGCAACAAGCAACTCTATCTACTTTGCACCGTGATCCTCTTCACGGTCAGCAATTTATTCCAGCCTGCACTTTTATTCGGGCTTGCGTTGCTTTTTCTTACCCTGTTTTTATTCACAGAGACATGAACAAACCACTTTCCCCCGCCGCGCAGGCGGTGCTGGATGCGTTCTACAAGGAACTGCCGCCAGACAATCGCCCTGGAGGCTTGGCCGCCGCCCTCCGCGCTGCCACAGACCACGGCGAGTACATGGTTGACCCCGTGGACGGGAAGATCGCAGTAGTTCGACTGGCGGATCTGGAGGCCTGGGCCGCCGAGCTGGAGGCCGCCAATGCCTAATCGCCTCCCGGACATCCCCGCCGTCCCGATCATCCGCCAAAATACGGATGGATCCTGGTGGTATCTGCCCCAGGTTGGCCCGTGGCTTCCGATGCCCCCCCCTCGGGGAGCGGCGCCATGGGCCGATGGGCCGGCACCACAGGGCACGACACCGGCCACTCCCACCATCGCCGACCGCCTGGCCCTGAGGCTATGCGGGGTCATTGATCCAGTAACACGCACATGCGCCACGGGCGAAATCTGCCGGCGCTGCCGCCGCGACTCCGCCGCCGTCGCCCACGAACTGGCCGCCATTCTCAGGGAGCGTCACGGCAGCAGCACCACCGCCGACTTCCTTGACGGGGTGGGGTGCTACACGCCGGGGGCCGTGCAAGCCGTGCAGGAGGGGCAATGAACCGTGCAAACCATGCAAAAGGGACAGTCATGATCGGCCTTCTTCACAACCCTCTCCGCTCGCCTGAGCCACCACCTGCTGACCGCTTCCGCCTTGGCGACATCTGGCGATCCCCTCGCGGGAAGGATTGGCAAGTGGACAAGGTTGAAGGCGGGACACGCGGAATCGCCAGGCTGCGAGCCCTACACAACCGGCACTCAACCCAGTGGCGCGGAATATGGGAAACCGGCAAGGACATGACCAACGCATGGGAACGGCTTGAGTCCGCTGCCGATCCGGTTGCCTAGTCATGACCACCCCTAAGCGCCCCGGCTGGGGCCTCCGCATCCTCAGTGTGCGCATCACCAACGGCGCCCCCGAAGCCTTGATCCTGCCCCCGCACCACGAAGCACCGTTCTGGGCCGACCTCCGCCAGATCGCCCGGCACCAAGCCCGCACCATCTACGAACCCATCAAATGACCGTTCTCGCTGACTTCCAGATCCGTGCCCTATGCGAAGCCGGCATGGTCTCACCATTTGACCCCGCCCTTCTCAACCCTGCAAGCCTGGACCTTCGCCTGGGCTCCAACATCCTGATCGAGTCCGCCGAGGGCCCCGGCCTTGTGCCCTACTGCATGGTTCACCACACCGCAGACGACCCCTACCGCATGGTGCCTGGGCAGTTTGCGCTCGCAGAGGGGGAGCCCATCTTCAACCTGCCCGACAACATTGCCGCGCAGTTCGTGCTCAAATCTTCCCGCGCCCGCGAAGGCCTCCAGCACCTGTTAGCCGGATGGTGTGACCCCGGCTGGAACGGCTCACGCCTCACCCTGGAGCTGAAAAACGTCCGCCAGCTCCACTGGGTTGGCATCTACCCAGGCCTCAAGATCGGGCAGATGAAGTTCATGCGCATGGACTCCACCCCCCTTGCGTCCTATGCCGAGGTTGGAAGATACAACGGGGATGTGACGGTCACTTCATCGCGTGGGTAGCCGTTGCCGTTCCCAAACGGCAATTATGGCTTAGACTATGGGCGACCGCAACGCCGCGCTACCCGTGCCTGCTGGCCGCCCAAGCAAGCTCACACCTGAACTGGTGGAAAGAGCTGGCACCTTGGCGGCAGCAGGTCTCCCGATGGCGTTGATCGCTGATCAGCTAGGCATTGGCCGCAGAACAGCCTTCACATGGCTCAAAAGCGCCGAAGGTAAAGAAGAAGACAGTCTTGAGTGTCAATTTCGGCAAGCTATCTTTTTGGCAGATGCCAAAGAGTGCGAAAACCTGCTATCGGGTTTGCGTCTTGCGGCAAGAGGAACCACCTCCACTCCGCCGAACCCTTGGGCCGCAACCTGGCTGCTGACGCATCATCCCAGACTGCGTGATCACTTCTCGGATGCTGCCGCCGATCGCCGCGTAGAGCGCAAGACCGTTGCCACCGTGATGGATGCTCTTGCCTCTGCTGGGCTCACCCCAGACGATGAGCGGCGGGTGCTGCTGCAGATCCAGGCCCGTGGTCTCGGGACGCTTCCTGCGGATGAGGGGGAAGGAATATGACAGGGGCATCGATCTTTGTAATCAACGCCGCCGCCCAAAGTGGCGCAAGGATTATCAGCGCTGCTCAAAGTGACCCAAGGTCCGAGGTTGGCGCACCTCCCGTAGGTGGGCCAAACGGCCTTGAGATGCTTGCTGGTGGCGTGATGTTGGTCGGTGCGCTCTGGTTGTTGGTCTCAACGGCTGAGTTGCTGATGAATCCAGACTTCTGGAGGCGTCGCTGATGACCGATCTCGTTCGCACCCTGCTGGCACGCCGCGCCTATGTGCAACCCACCACCCTGCTCGACTGCCTCGATCTGTCGCAATGGCTGGGTATGCGCATCCGGGTAGGCCTGATCCCGGAGATCACCTCACTCGAACTGCAGGTCCGGTGGGCGTGCGATCAAGGCACGGTCCTTCGGCGCATCTCGGCACTGCTGGAACACCAGTTGCTGGACTGCAGGTTGCAGAGCGGGCCGCAGCTGGCGCCCGGCGCCTATTGGGCGGTGTATCGCGTGGGGCCGGTGGCGTGACAACCACCCAGCTCTGCCTCAGCGATTGCCTGCAAACCAAAGTGGTGTTAGAAGCCAGCACAAAGGCACCTTCATGGATCGCTGCTTGCTGGAAAGCACATAAAGAAAGAATCCTTGACAACTGCCTCGCCATTGAATGGACTGATTCAATGGAGGAGTGGGAAAGGTGCTGGTGTTGTGGGCACGGCGAAGGCAAAAAATTGCAACGTTGCCATATTGTCGCAAAGTCATTAGGGGGAGACGCTTGCCCTTTAAACATTGTTCCCTTGTGCCGTCATTGTCACGACTTGATGCCAGACACCCCGGATCCAGGGTTTTTTTGGGACTGGATTAGCAAGCAGCAAAACCCATTATCCGGCGTGGGACTGGGGCGTTATTGGCCCCTTGTGCAACCAATCACGGAAGCCCTGTGTAGTAAAGACATATCTAGTGTTGATCACGATGAAATAACAACTAAGCTGAATGAGCAATTAAACAAGACGGGAATACACTGGGCACAAAGCGGCAAAGGCCCAGATACTAAAATTTCATCCATTGAATGGGCTATTACGTCTGCCCTCAAGGACTTACCGGAGAAGTCCGCATGACCCCCATCCGCGCCCCTGACCCCTCCTCGCGCCTCGCCGTGCTGGAGCTGGAGAGCACCGCAGCGGCGCACATGCGGCTTGATATCCCCGCCACCCTCGCCCGCATACGCGACGACCTCCACGGCGGGCAGGTTGAGCTATTTGACGACACCACCACCCGCGAGATCGGCGTGGCCGCTGGCTACGGGGCAGGGAAGACCCTCGGCGCCTGTGCCAAGGCGTTTCAGCTTGCGGTGCTGAATCAAGGCTTTATCGGCTGCGTGCTGGAGCCAACCGGGCCCATGCTGCGGGACATCTGGATCAGGAAGTTTGATGCCTTCCTTGATCACTACGGCATCCCCTACACGTTCCGCGCATCACCACTACCCGAGCACATCCTGCACCTGCCCGATGGTGATACGCCCGTACTAGCCCGCAGCTTTGAGAACTTCAAACGCATCGTCGGCCCCGACTGGGCATGGGCCCTTGTTGACGAGGTGGACACCGTTCAGGAGCAGATTGCCGCACGGGGCTACGAGAAGATCCTCGGCCGTATCCGGGTTGGCAATGTCAGCCAGCTTGTCTTCCTCTCCACCCCTGAAGGATTTGTCTGGCACTACAAGAGCTTCGGCACCGTTGAAGCACAGGCCGATCCTGGTAAGCGGCTGATCAGGATGCGCACCCAGGACAACCCACACCTGCCTAAGGCTTACCTGGACAACCTGCGCACCCGCTACACCAGCAACATGCTAAAGGCCTACATGGAAGGCATTTACATCAACCTGAAGAGTGGTCAGGTGTACGACCGCTTCAACCGTGATTATCACGTCAAACCGCTACCCGATGGTCTACAGATCACTGATCAGATCCTGATCGGCATTGACTTCAACGTAGGCAACATGTCGGGCATCCTGCTAGTGGTGCGCAAAGGCATTGCCCACGCTTTCGCCGAGATCATGGGCGCCCATGACACCGATGACCTGTGCCGGAAGGTCCGCCAGCAATTCCCCGAGCGTTCGATCTGGGCCTATCCCGATGCCAGCGGCGCCAACCGCAGCACCAATGCCAGCCTGTCGGACATCGGGATCCTGAAGTCCTACGGCTTTGCCAACTACGCCCCTGATGCCAATCCCCCGGTACGCGATCGGGTGAACGTGGTGCAGGCCCTGCTGTTGAACGCCAAGGGGGAAACAAGGTTCTGGATCAGCCCAGAGTGCCCACGGCTAATCGAGGCACTAGAGCGCCAGCCCTACAACGAACAGGGCGAACCAGACAAAAAGACTGGCTACGATCATCCAAATGACAGCGTGGGCTACCCGCTGCATCGCATCTTTGCCGCAGAGCTGGGCTACGGACCCGGCGGCCCCATGCGGATCACCACCGCCACCTATGGCCACGGCTCCACCGCAGTGATGCAGCAGCCGGAGCCCCCACCACCCCGGCGGCGGTCCGCTATCCCCGGCTTCCGATGACCACCCACCAACCCACCCAGCCAATGAGCACCACACCCCGCGACCCGCACCTTCCGCCGCCTGAGGTTGTCGATTGGCTGCTGGAGCAGAGCTGGCCAGGGGAAATCCCCGAGACCCGGATTGACTATCAAGGAGGCAACCCTACCGGAATCGCCGGAAGTGCATTGTTTGGTTGGCAGCAGGCCTACGTTGATATTGGTGCAGATGCAGGTGGTCGCATTTTTCTGGACTCCGATGCGCTAGATATTCTCCGCAAAGATCATGCCAGCAGAAAGGCTGCCTTAGAGGAGAAGCGGCAGGCCTGGAACGCCGCCGATGAGGATGATCTGGCGCGGAAGGTGCAGCGGCAGCAGGAACGGGCTTGCGAGGCGGAATCGTGAACATCCTCCACCTACTCCGCCAGCTTCGCCTGTACGCCCTCGCTCAGCGACTGGTCCCATTCCCCCTGCCCGCATCAGAGCGCGAGCTGCGCCGCTGGGATGCCCTCGGCGAGGCCTACACCGCCCTACTGGAGATCAAGCACGCTGACAACCTGCAAGCCGCCCGTGAGTTTGCAGGGACTGCCGCCGATCGCGTTCGTGAGTCTTGCCGCCTGCCATGACCACCACTCTCACGCCACAACCCACCGATACCCTGCCGGAGCCCCCCAAGCGCAAGCGCCGGGAGCGCAAGGGTGCGTCGCTGGAGCAACCGGCTAAGCCTGGGGCACCACCGCGCACTGAGCTGTCCGAGCGGCTGATTGTTGAAAACCAGGGGTTAGCCGAGGCAGCCGCTGCTAAGTGGTCTCGCCGCTGCTCCCGCCCCTTTGAAGACTTCATTGGCCCCGCCCTAGAGGGGCTGATCAACGGGTGCCGCCGCTATGACCCCAAGCGAATCAACCCCGCCACAGATCGCCCCTATGCGCTCTCAACCTGCGTGTGCATGTTCATCGAGGGGGCCATCAAACACCACATCAGGGACCACGGCTACGACGTGAAGATGCCATCGAAGTGGCGTGAGCACTATCCCCGTGTTCGCCGGATGCTGGCCGAGGGGCAGACGCTAGCCCAGGTTGTCGAGGCCCTGCCCTGCTTCACCGAGGAGGAGATCACGGAGATGCTTGGCGGCATGGTCGGCACGGTGGAGCTGGAAGACGAGCTGACACTGTTCAGCCAGCATCAGCCGATGGCAGCAGAGGCAGCCCTTGCCCCTGCGCTCTATGCCCTCACCGATGCAGCGTTCGCCAACCTGCGCCCCGCTGATCGTGGCCTCCTGGAGCGGTGGGCGGCTGATCCATTCAAACGGGCCTACCCTTCCGGGCCGATGATTCAGTTCCACAACCGCCTGAAAGCGCAACTGCGTGGACGCACGCTGGAGCAGTTCCGCCAGGGGCTCCTAGGGCTCGACGTTGCCACCATTGCCCCCGTGCCCCGTGAGCGGCGCCCCCGCCAGCCAAGGCCCGCA